ATTTAATTCAGTACAACACAAGGTTGGCGGGCCGGTTAATATTCCGCTGGTGAATCCGTGGTGATGTCTCACGGTAACCATCCTCTTCTTTGTACAAGAGGCTTCTGTTCTCTACCCCTGTGACGCAGGGATGCCCAGAGAAAACGTCTTGCCACTGCAAGTAGCGTTAGAACAGTCGTACGGGTTGAGCGTAGCGTGAGCTAGCTTATTGTCTAATACTGCCATAGCGACAAATGACACCGAGGTCGCTTTAAAAATCGTAGCAGGTAGGGTAAGGTACAGAGCCCAGAGCAGTAGACAACCGAAATACCTGCTGTCACAAGTGTGGCTGAGCAACTCAGCGAATGTCTTGGCGCCCAGATTCTGGGTGTCGTATGGCCTCACAATCTAGCGAAATATCTCTCTTATACAATTAAAAAAATCAAAGCGAGTCAAAGACGAGCTTTGGATCGCATTGCGATCCCTGTATAAATAGATATATGAGAGCCCAAGAGTTTATCACTGAAAGTGTAGCACCTGGATTCAGTGTATATCAAGCACGAGTCAAAGTGAACAATCCACTTTACACCAGCAGCATAGATGTAGCTATATTTGCAAAAAGCGTAGCCATGGCTCGAGCACTGCTTCAAGGACAATACGGTAAAGATTCTGTGGTTACCAACGTTGTCAAGATTGCCTAATCCCAACCTTTATACACATATATTTTGCTAAATACAGGTATGCAGAAATATTTTGTTCTTGCGACCTGTGATGTACGTTGTGCGTGGACGGGTGATTATCCGCGCTATAGAGTGTATGTCAACAACGAACTGTTTGCTGAAAGAACATGGATTTGGCGTGACGTATTTCTTCAAGAAAACATTCAAATTGAAGCTCCAGCAGGCTGTTACAAAATAAATGTCGAGTTGTTGGACACTGAGCATGCAAGCCTTGATATTCGAAACATGCGGATTGTCAAAGGGCCGGCTATCATAACAGATGACGGCCAAATAGTTATTTCGAGGCAAGATTGATATGAGATTTAGAGAAATTTGTGAAAATGCCAGTGCCGGGGCAACTGCTGCAGGAAGTATTGCACCAGTGTCAAATCCTCTGGGTGCAACCCTGTCAAGAAATGGGGCAAGCATGTTGAGTGGTAAATATACAACTGACCCAACGCCTAATACGCCTCGGGAATATAAAAGGAATAAAGATGCTCGTAGACAGTTTAAAAACTCTCCTAGCAAGTGAGTATGCATTTGTAATCAAAGCTCAGTTGTTTCACTGGAATGTGGAAGGTCCCGACTTTGCACAATTGCATGAATTTTTTGGTGCTATCTACGACGAAGTTTACGACAACTCAATCGATCGTACAGCTGAATACATCCGTACATTAGAAGATTATACGCCAGGCAGTTTTGAACGTTTTATGGAACTGTCGGTTATCAAGGGCCAAACCAAGATTCCACGTGCCCGACTCATGATCGAAGAATTACTGGCCAACAATGGTCAAATGATAGAACTACTAAATCAATGCTTTGCTGATGCTGAACAAGAAAATCAGCAGGGCATTGCTAACTTTATTGCCGAGCGAATTGATGCTCACGGCAAATGGGGTTGGCAATTAAAGAGTTTCTTGAAAGACCAGAGAGCATGAGTTCAGACATTAGAGATATACTAGCAAGACTTGAAGCACTACAAGAAGGAAACATTACTCCTACTCGTTTGGGCAAAGGTCTGAATCCACAACAGAAAAAAGCGGACCAGTTACCTGCACTGTTCAAACCCAAGAATATCAGTCCCACACTCAGCAAACCTGCGTACCAACAGCACCCAATGAAGGGCAAGTTAGTGGGTGCAGCCGAAAGCCAACAACCTGCTCGTAATGCGCTAGAAGAAGCCATGCAAGAAGTTGAAGAAGATATGTTGAGCCGAGTCAAGCGTGACTTAACAACATACCTGGATCGTCTGGAAAAGAAGGCTGCCGGCGATGACGGACGTCGTGAAAAAGAAACACCTGCGTTGGACAAGCTAGAAAAGAAAACTCAAATTGACCGAGATCTAATTCAAAAAGCAGTAGATGCTGTTGAAAAAGCATCCAAAGAACCCGAAGATCCTATGGACCTTGAAGAAGCAGAATGGGATCAAGATGTGCAACCGTTGACTGGACCCAGCGACCCGGGAGACACCGAAGTTGCGCACGGCATCAAAGATCACATTGCAGCCGACGTAGATCAACCTGCTGCACCTGTAAAAACCATGACCATGGAAGATGGTGTAGTCATGGAAATACACGGCGACGAACACACAGGCTTTGAAATCCGACACAATGGTCGTAGTCTCAAAACAAGATTCCCCAAATTGGATCATGCTGAGATGGCAATGAAGCTGTTCCAACAACATAAGAAAAACAAAGACCAGTCGCAAGACTATATTGAGGAACGCTGAAATGAAAATCAACGAGTTAAATGAAATAAAAGCTGATCCAGCTTATCTACATGCAGCCGAACGTAGTCGTAGCCAAGCACAGGCTACACAGAGAACTTTTGGTAAGAGCCCAGAAGAAAAGGCTGCTGCTCGTCGAACAGAACTCAAACGCGATCGTGGCATTGCCGGCTACAGCAAGCGTCACAAAGCTGCACATCCAGAAATGTATCCCAAGGTAACACCACAACCTGCTGCCAAACTGCGTGATCCCAGCACCGAATACAGCGACGACTATAGCACCTGGGCTGCAGGCCGCAGAGACACCATGGAGCATGGTAGTAGAACAATGGCTCCAAAGTCGCCAGCTATTGCAACACCTTCTGCACCGGCTGCTCCTAAAGTGCCTAAAGTAACATCAGGCGGTGCAACCCCTGCTGGACGCGATGCATTGGCCAGACGTATTGCGGCTGCGTCCGGACAATCAGTTGCAGAGTCGTCAAAATTTGTCAATAACATTTTGGAAAATGTAACTACACTGGCAGATGTACGTCGAGTCAGTCGTTTTATCAAGCATCACTTTGGTACTGATTTAACCGAAAGTGCAAAGATCAAACGTGATCGCTTGCTGTCTGAGGTCAAAAACTCAGCAGCTCGTCGACGTGCAGTTAACCGCCGCAATTTAAAGTGAACACCCTTAGGACCGTAACTTGCGTTACGAGGGTAGGCGGCTGCTGCCTTTGGTAATCCGATTCGCTACCGGAACCCACAAAGTGAGCATCATCTTCAGCAATGTTTGAAAAAACTTTAAATCCACCTGAGCTAAGGGGAACACCGGACCAACTTCCAGTGTTTCCAGCCTACGAGTGGATCAAGCAGTTGCCCAACAATAAAAGTATTTTTCTTGCATTATGGCAACATTGGCGCAGTCAAGATCTTCCGCTTGGGTATGATCATTACATAGTGAGTTTTCATCTCGAAGCTGTTAATTTACCCTGGCTCGAACAGCAAACAAAACTAATAAACTCTCCAATAATTGTATTGTTTGATGGTAACTCATACAACTGCACTATACCGGGTGTGACTTTTGTACCTTACTATTATTGGCACGAACAAGTAAGAAAAATTATTCGATGGTACGGTATAAAGGGTAGAAAAAATCCCGAGTACAAGTTTTCAGCTGTGTGTAGCCGTGCCACGCAAAGTAAAATTTGGATAACAACTGAACTACTAGAACGTGCAACAGAGCACAGTTTAATATCGTTGGATAATCACATAGACCTCAAAGATGTTCACCAATGGGGAGATTCAGGTGACGCTGTATTAGATCAGTTGACCAGTGTGTTCAGACACAAGTACCTAGGTAAATCAATAAAGTTTGACTCGTTTGAAAACAAGGATAAAAACAATCAGTTGGTCACTAGCAATCCCTGGCAACCTGCTTTGTCTAAAGCAGCGGTTCATTTTACCAACGAAAGTTTTCATTACAGTTACATGAAAACACCAACACAGGAATATATACACCCTGGCCCGTTTTTGACTGAAAAAACAATGAAATGCTTGATCAGCGGCTGCTCAATGGTGCCGGTGGGGCAGTTTGAGACTTACAAAACACTCAAAAATTTTGGTTTAAATTTTGATTACAGTTTTGATACATCTTGGGATCAAGATTTTGGCAATGTCTCTAGGATGCGTAGTATTGTTGACCTTGTCAAAGACCTTGGTCAGTATTCGGTTGATGAGTTAGAACACCAGAATCGCGAAGTCAACATGCACAACCAGCAGTGGTTAAAATCCGGAGCGTTCTGGAATGCAGTAAACCAACACAACTCAAATGCAGTAGAACAGATTTTTGAACTGATTAAAGATTGACACATTAGATCTATGTGTTATAATTAGGTTTTAGGAGAGACACTATGTCTGACAAAACATTCAACGGCGAACAGAAAATCAAACTCAACCAAATCATCAACGAAGGCATGGCAGTGATGCATGAAATTGAAACATTGCAAGGCGGTCTCAATGATACTATCAAAGCAGTGGCAGAAGAACTAGAGATCAAGCCAGCAATTCTGAAAAAAGCCATCAAGCTTGCACACAAAGCCGAGTTTGGTAAGGAAAAACAAGATCACGAAATTCTTGAAACAATTCTTGAAACGGTAGGCAAGACACTGTGACTGAGTTTGAGGCCGAGTTTTCTGAATCAGTTGATGAAATTGTTGAAATTTTGGCTTCGGACAAATTGCTGCCAATTTGGCGAGAACTCAATGACTATTTTCTAACTATCTATAAAAGTTTCGATCACTCGCATCAGCTAATACAAGAAGTAGGTTTATGTCAGCTTCTTTCAAAGAAACTTACAAACAAAGGTTGGAAACTGGTACACTCACCATTTAGCCCAACAATAGAATCATCGTTTAATTGGTGGATGTTGCACAAAGATGGTAGAAAGTTAGAAATTGTATTAGGCGATCCCTACGATGGCGAGAATCCCGACATTGTAGTCACTGACCAACAACAGTTTGTATCGCCTGCCAACAAAGTGATAACAGTTTCTCCTGAGCTGTTTGGACTCTATAAAAATGTCATTGAGTACGAATACAACAACTCAGTTCCAAAATTTTTGTTTAACTGTTTCATGAGTGGCGCCAGCCAAAGCCGTCAATTTTGTTTCTACGAATTAGTAAAGCAAAATCTCATCAACCGAGGTCTGGTATCATATTTGTTAAATTCTCGAACTTCGAGACACAGTACCATTGAAGAAAAGAGACAACAATATGATCTTATGAAAAAGTCCGAGTATGACATAGAACATACAATGATGCGCGATTATGTTCCGTTAAAAAACTTTAAAACCACATTGGAACAAGCGATTGTTGATTCTAAAATCAGTATAGTCATTGAAACGTTAAACGGAGCCAATGCTACCACAGACAATGTTGAAATATTTTTTACTGAAAAAACGTTTAGAGCATTGTTGATGCCAAGACCGTTTTGTCTGTACTTCTCTAACAACAATGTTGGGGGTGTGAGTATTTTAAAAAAAGCAGGATTTGATGTTTACGATGACTTGGTAGATCATGCCTATGACCTGATTCAAGATCCAGTACTACGCTTTCAAACCTTGTTAGAACAAGTAAAAAAATTTGAACAAATCGAATACACCGACAGCATGTTGGCAGAGTTTGAATCTAGAGCAGCTCATAATATGCAGTTGGTACAACAGTATAGAGCACAGTTGCCAAGCAAGTTTTATAATGTGTTGCAGCAGATAGATTGTATTGTTTAACATGGAATTTTTGTTTGACATTGACGAGCCGGTACATTACTCTTGGACCACTGCTCTGATTAAAAAAAATTTCCCTGACGTAACATTCATTGACGATCATTACGGGCAGCGGTGCCTGATTAATCAAGGATGCCATCCCAAAACATTGGTTAGGTTAAACGAAGAAAAATTTGTAAATCCCGGTCTATCTGTAACTGCAGACAAACGCAGTTTTATGGACTATGTCAGTCAATTTGGCAAAGACGTTGTGATAATGTGTAACGTTGGGTTCCTAAGGCAATGGTTAGATCAAGAAGGTATTCCAAATTTGTACTGCAATGTGTTGGATGAAGCAATCACCTTAGCAAAATTAACTGGCCTGGTTAACTTTCAAGCGCCAGATTCAGACACAAGATACATTTGTTTAAATAATAGGCAAACAACAGAACGCATGTTTTTGTTGCACACCCTGGATTGGTTTGATTTAATTAAACACGGATATGTAACAGACAACAGCAAAAACCCAATTCGTCGCTATCCGGGTGTACGGTACAACACTTTTTCTTACCCATACATTTTGCCAGAAGCAATTACAAAAAGCTATCAAGGTGTGCTGTGTTCACAGAACTTTCTCAACATGCTGCAGATCAATGAACTTCCTGGAAGAATCATGCTTCAAGTTGATACAATATCCTATGATTTTTATCCATCAGAAAAGTCAACGCAGGCTTTTATTCTAAAAAGAATTCCACTGATACTTGGCAGCAAAGGACACATGAGACGAATCAAACACGAATGGGGGCTTGACATTTTTGACGACGTCGTTGACTATAGTCACGAGGACATTGACAATCCGCTGAATAGGATTAAAGCTGCTATAAAAAACAATCAGCATCTATTGTCTCATCCAATGCAACACGATTATCAGGAGAGGCTGAATAAAAACTTTGATTTTGTTGTTCAAGCTTGGCCATCGGAGTTTGCAAAACTTTGTAAAGATATTTCAACAGCACTATCACAATGAATCAAAATTTTGAACAACAATTAATAGCAGCTCGACGACAAGTGGTAGCTCGCATTGGTTCGTTTAACTACAATCAAGAAATTTATAAAAATTTATCCGATCCTGAAGTTCCTACTCAGTTGATCAACGAGTACGCAGTGTCACTGATGTTTTATAAGCATTTGATCACCCGAGGCTGGGCATGCATTTATGGGCCGTTTGGGCTTGGAACACAATCCAGCAACAAGGTCAATGCCAATGAATGGTATTACACAAAAAACAATCGCAGTGTATTGATCATCTTTGGCGACGGGCTGCTAATGCCATTGACATCTGAACCTGATTTGGTAATAACTGATAGTTGCAAATTTTTTAATTTTTCCAATGTGTTGAATCTAGACCCTGAAATTTTTGGATTTCACGAAACTATACTTGACACTGATTACATTGACCGAGCCCCAACTAGAACATTTAACTGTTTTATGGCCGCACCTTCTTCTACTAGACAATGTTGGTTGTATACTTTGTATCGGTACGAATTGCTGGAAAACGGTAATGTTTCTTATCGGATTGCAGACAGGCAGGATTCAACATTGGACGGCAACTTAGACGCCAAACTTAAAATATTTGATCGTCTAAAAAATGATGGGATCAATGAAATGTTCTCCAAGGAACATCAACAATTGCGAACACAAGTGCCTATTAAAAATTTCAACAGTTCGCTGGAACAGGCTATCATTGATTCCAAAGTCAGTGTGGTGGTTGAAACTGAATATAACGATCCCAACCAAATGTTTTTTACTGAAAAAACATTTAGAGCACTGCTGATGCCTAGACCGTATATAATTTTTACATCAGGCCACAAGACTGGTGCTATATCTTATCTCAAGTCCTTGGGTTTTGAAACTCACGACGACTTGATTGATCACAGCTACGACCAAGAGCCCGATCCTGGGGCTCGTATAGGCATGATAGTTCACCAATTGTTGGATCTAGAATGTTTGATGTACGATCCTGAACTGATGCAAATACTGCACCAGAGAGCCCAAAAAAACATGGATTTGATAAAAAAATTTCGCAGCGGCATTGCTCTAAAAGTTCAGTTAGCACTAGAAAAAATCGATAAAATACTGTAAACTACTGACTAGTGATCTATCTTAGAGGAGAGTATTATTTCATACGTTGATGCATTATTTGACCGCGAGCATGATCGCATTTATGTCGTTGAGAGACGAGATGGTGAGCGCCGATATCAAGAATATCCGGCGCAATACGTTTTCTACTACGACGATCCTCGTGGCAAATTCCGTAGTATCTATGGTACACCAGTCAGTAGATTTAGTTCTAGAAACAACAAAGAGTTTCGCAAAGAACTAAGGATGCATTCTAGCAAACAGATTTACGAATCCGACATCAACCCTGTGTTTAGATGTTTTGAAGAAAACTACAAAGGGCAAGACGCACCCAAACTACACACAGCTTTTTTCGATATTGAAGTTGCCTTTGACAACGAGCGTGGATTCTCACCAGTGGAGGATCCATTTAATCCTATCACTGCTATTTCGGTGTATCTTGACTGGTTGGATCAACTGGTTACATTGGCAGTACCTCCCAAACACATGAGTTGGGAAACTGCACAAGAGTTAGTCAGTGAGTTTGAGAACACAATCCTGTTCCACGAAGAATCAGAAATGATCAAAACATTTCTAGACCTTATTGACGATGCAGATGTACTCAGCGGTTGGAACTCAGAAGGTTACGATATTCCATACACAGTAAACCGCACAACCCGCGTACTCAGCAAAGACGATACACGCAAGTTTTGTTTGTGGGGACAACTGCCCAAGAAACGCATGTTTGAACGCTTTGGTGCCGAACAAGAAACATATGACTTGATTGGACGAGTGCATATGGACTATATGCAATTGTATCGCAAGTACACATACGAAGAACGGCACAGCTACAGCTTGGATGCAATCGGTGAGTATGAACTAGACGAACGCAAAGTTGCATTCGAAGGTACGTTGGATCAACTGTACAATCAACACTTCAAGAAGTTTATTGAATACAACAGACAGGATACTGCACTGTTGGCCAAGCTAGATAAAAAGCTCAAGTTCCTAGATCTTGCCAACACACTGGCACATGAAAACACTGTGTTGTTGCAAACCACCATGGGTGCTGTGGCAGTGACTGAGCAGGCCATTATTAACGAAGCCCATGAACGTGGAGTCGTAGTACCAAATCGCAAAAATCGAGACAACAGCGAAGATACCCAGGCCGCAGGTGCATATGTGGCTTACCCTAAAAAAGGTGTACACGAGTATGTAGGCAGTATTGACATCAACAGTCTGTATCCCAGTACGATTCGTGCGCTGAACATGGGCCCAGAAACTATTGTAGGACAATTGAGACTTACTGCAACTGATAATTTAATCCGAGAGCGTATGAAACAAGGCATGAGCTTTGCAGCAGCTTGGGAAGGATTGTTTGCTTGTTTAGAATACACTGCGGTCATGGAACAAAATCGCGGTACAGAGATTGTAATTGACTGGGAAAACGGCGAAGAGACCAAGCATTCTGCAGCCGAAGTTTGGCATTTGATCTTTGACTCAAATCAACCCTGGGTGCTCAGTGCCAATGGTACTATTTTTACTTACGAGCGTGAAGGTATAATCCCGGGACTACTCAAACGTTGGTATGCTGAACGCAAACAAATGCAGGCCAAACTCAAAGAATGTACTAACAAAGAAGATGAAGAATATTGGGACAAACGTCAGCTGGTTAAAAAGATTAACCTCAACAGTCTTTACGGTGCTATTCTTAATCCTGGCTGTAGGTTTTTTGATAAGCGAATCGGCCAATCCACGACCCTTACCGGTCGAAGCATTGCAAAACACATGGATGCCTATGTCAACGAGTGCATCACAGGAAAATATGACCACGTTGGAGAAACTATAATCTATGGTGACACTGACAGTTGTTATTTTTCAGCATGGCCTGTGCTCAAAAAAGAAGTCGAAGAAGGGCGTATGCAGTGGTCTAGAGAAATTTGCATACAACTTTACGACTCCATTGCCGATCAAGTCAACGAATCGTTTCCAGGCTTTATGGAGCAAGCGTTCCATGTGCCTAGAGATATGGGATCAGTGATTCGAGGAGGCCGAGAAGTTGTTGGCAGCAAAGGCTTGTTTATTACCAAGAAGCGTTATGCTGTAATGATCATTGACAAAGAAGGCAAGCGCCAAGACGTCAACGGCAAGCCAGGCAAAGTCAAGGCCATGGGCCTAGACCTCAAGCGCAGTGACACGCCCAAAGTGATTCAAGACTTTTTGAGTGAAGTATTGCAAGATGTTCTAACAGGTGCATCACGTGATTCCATTGTTGAAAAAATTCGCGAGTTCAAGTATGCATTCAAGGAACGTCCGGCTTGGGAAAAGGGTAGTCCCAAGCGTGTCAACAACTTGACCATGTACGGCAAAAAGGAAGAAAAAGAAGGCAAAGCCAACATGCCCGGACATGTGCGAGCTGCACTGAACTGGAACAATCTTCGCAGGATGAACAGCGATAACTACAGCATGGCCATTGTTGACGGCATGAAAACCATTGTTTGCAAGCTTAGACCCAATCCTCTGGGCTGGACATCAATTGGTTACCCCACTGACGAATTGCATTTACCATCGTGGTTCAAAGAACTACCGTTTGATGACAGCTTGATGGAAGCAACTGTGGTTGATCAAAAAGTAGACAACTTACTAGGTGTGTTGGAATGGGACTTAGCATCTGCTACCAACACAGAAAATACATTCACATCATTATTCAGCTTCGAATGAAACTAAGCGAAATTGTTGATTACTTAAATCTATTAGACTCGGTTTCGGTCAAAAACGAAGTCGACGATGCCTTGCGAAAGTTAAATGCAATATTGCACATTGTAGTCAATCACGAAGTGCAGTCCTCTCAGCACACCGGGGATCTAGAAGATACGTTTCAAACTACAAACAATTGTTTGGATAGATTTCAAACAATTCTAGAAGACATCAAGTACCATTTGAAACAACAAATTGCCGATCAAGACTCTGAATATCTCAGAGAAAGCATGCGCAGGTTTCAACATGAGATGCCGTTTGAAACCAATGAATATATCCTCAACCGACGCCTTGCAATCGACGACAACAGCAATATCGAACTTCAAAGTTTGATACGTACATTGAGTGATTGGCGAGTGCCAGGAATGATTTTGCGTCCAGGCCTAGAATCTCACATCGAAAGCATGGTTCCATTGGATCCTTTGTATCTAGTAGACAATCACCAAGAACTGTTGGATCCTGCTGTTAAAAAATTTAGTCTAGAATATCAAAGACGTTTGAGACAGTACGTGGTAGATGATCGTACTGACCAACCAATTTTGAGTCAGTTGCCTGACAATCAATTTGGATTTGTGTTTGCTTACAATTACATGAATTTCAAACCGCTGGAAGTTGTAAAAAAATACATGACTGAAATATCTACAAAACTTCGTCCCGGCGGCACTTTTATAATGACCTACAACAACTGTGATCGAGCGCACGGGGTGGCACTGGCTGAACGAGGATTTATGATGTATACTCCATTGAGAATGATACAGTCACATGCAGATCAAATCGGACTTGACATTGTTAGAGAGTATACCGGGCAAGGCGATGTAAGTTGGATCGAGTTTAGAAAACCTGGCACAATCGAATCACTAAGGGCTGGGCAGTGCTTAGCCAAAATATTTGCACTTGAAGAATAAAATCTATATACTGTTACACAAGGAGAATTTATGAGAGATTACCTATTGGATTTAGTTGAACACACCTTTGATCTAGGCTGCATTGACCTAGTTAAAATCGTAGGAGATACCAATACAACACAAATTGTTGGCCTAGCCGAAGATCAAAGTGTTGTTATTCTTGGCAGCTTTAAAAACCCTGTGCCAGAATTTATCGGCACATTTGGTATGCCTAACCTCAGCAAGTTAAAAACATTGCTGAACTTGCAAGAGTATCGCGAAGATGCCAAACTAAGCATTACACGTCGAGCTGACGGTACACCCGAAGGCATTGCATTTGAAAACAAAACTGGCGATTTCAAGAACAGCTATAGATTCATGGCTGAAGAAATTATCAAAGACAAACTGAAAACTCCAAAGTTTGCTGGCGTTAACTGGCATATTGAATTTGAACCAACCAATGCTGCTATTCAGCGACTCAAATGGCAGATGGCTGCCAACATTGAAGAAGCAAACTTCCAGGCCAAAACAGACAACGGTGATCTCAAGTTCTTCTTTGGTGATCACTCGAGCCATGCTGGTAATTTTGTGTTTCATCCTGGTGTTAGTGGCCAACTAAAACGTGCATGGTCTTGGCCTGCAAAACAGTTTGCCAGCATTATGGATCTAACTGGCGACAAGGTTGTTAAGATCAGCGACGACGGTGCTGCACAGATCACTGTTGACAGTGGGCTGGCTGTGTATAACTTTATTCTTCCAGCACAAAGCAAGTGAGCGAAAAAGAATTTCCACAAGACAATCTCACAGCAAAGCAATCGGACTATGCTGTGTTTTTGCCTGCAATTTCAGGCTTCTATGCCACGTTCATAGGCAAGCAACGAAATGAACCTTATGTCGATCCAGCTAGGTTTCCTCAGGGTCTTCAGGATATGGAACAGCTTAACTGGCTTAACAGCCAAAAAGGCTTGTTCCCTTACCGTTGGTCCTTATACTCTGGAGGGCATGCAAATCTCGATCTCTCTAAACAAGACTGGTCCGAAGATATGGTCCGAAATAGAGAACCGGGTAGTTTCATTCTTGGAGACTCCGGCGGATTCCAGATTGCCAAAGGCCTGTGGGAAGGTGATTGGAAGGCTAATTCAGGATGTGCCAAAGCACAAAAGAAGCGTGAACTTGTACTGAACTGGTTAGACAATGTTGCTGACTATGGCATGATTCTTGATATTCCAACTTGGGTTATTCACGACAAAAAAGCATCAAAGGCCTGCGGCATTTCCACACTGGCCGAAGCTGTGGCAGCAACTAAATTCAATAACGAGTACTTTATGAAGAATCGTAAAGGAAAGAACCGAGGCGGAGCACGTTTCTTAAACGTGTTGCAAGGCGACAATCACACATCAGCAGAAGCTTGGTATCAAGAGATGAAAGACTTCTGCGACCCTAACAAGTATCCAGACACCCACTTTGATGGTTGGGCCATGGGCGGACAAAACATGTGCGATGTGCATTTGGTCTTAAAACGACTGGTTGCACTTCGCTATGATAACTTGCTGCAACCAGGTGTGCATGATTGGATGCACTTTCTTGGAACCAGCAAGCTAGAGTGGGCAGTTCTCTTAACTGTCATTCAACGAGCCGTAAGGAAATATGTCAACCCGCAATTTACCATCTCTTTTGACTGCGCCTCACCGTTTCTCGCAACAGCAAACGGACAAGTTTATTTTGAAAACACCTTCCCACAAGATGGAAAGTGGTCGTATCGCATGGCTCCTTCGGCCGATGACAAAAAGTATGCCACCGACACAAGAAAGTGGAGCACAGGAGTAGTAGCAGACGGAATCTATCCGCGCTGGGACGAATCGCCAATCAGTGACATGCTGACCATGCGAGATATCTGTATCTACAAGCCCGGGGATTTAAACAAGAATGGCAAAGAAGGTAAGACCAGCTGGGATAGCTTCTCTTATGCTTTGCTCATGGGCCACAATGTCTGGATGCACTTGACTGCGGTGCAAGAAGCCAATCGACGCTTTGACACAGGAGAACACCCTGCAATGATGCGTAGGGATGGTGGAGACTATGCCTACTTTGAAGATATTGTAGAGAAGATTTTTGCAGCCCCAGATCGACAAACGGCTGAGGATATCATTGAGCAATACGACAACTACTGGATGCAAATTGTTGGCACACGTGGATTCAAAGGTAAGAAGACCAAAAATGCTCGGACCCAGTTCAATGCATTGTTTACTTTTGAAGAACCTGAAGTTGACAATTCCGCCGACGATAGTGTAGAATTGGATACATCTGTGTTAGACAAAATGGAAGAGGATATTCACAATGAATCGTGAAGGTCATGACAATGTTAACTTTTTCTTTGGTAAAGAGGTAGAACGCACTCCTGCTTTTGGAAAACAAACATTGTTTGTAGTTGGAGTCCAGCCCGTAGACGAAATTGCACATCACTTTGATCTTAATCCATCGGGCATTGAACATATCTTCTTCGGTGCCAACCACAGTTTCCATCCTGATCCCGATGATCATTTGGAATGGCAGCGTTGGGAGTCAATGATTGGCTACTTCCTTGATCGAGGATACCTGTGTAGTCTTGATATTCCTATCAAGTGTGTTGAAGAATTCAACGACTCAGGATTGTGCGAATACAATAATTTTATTCCGCAGATTCGTGTAAGCATTCCTTATATCAAATTGTGGAACTATAATACTATGCTCAAAATTGACGACAATGATTTTGATGCAACCAATCCAGGTGTGTGGACACATAGTCTGCACAGCCTTATGAATCGCGAAACATTTACCAGTTGGGATCAATACAACGAGGATCGTTTGTTGTAATGAAAGGCCAGTCTTTTTGTCCAGCTGCATGGAACAGCCTCTCGGTCAATCCCAGCGGCGATGTTGAAAATTGTTGTGTGAGTACAAACAAGATAGGAAATATCAATCAAACAACTGATATAAAACAAATTTTGTTTTCAGAAAAAAATCAACGCATACAACAAGATATGATTGACGGCCGCACAGTTGGTGGGTGTCAATGGTGTCATAACACCAAGCATAACTTACAAACTACCATGCTCAGTGTGTTTGATGATTACCAAAGTCGAGAGATTTACAACGCAGTCGGAAATTTTGAACTAGGTTATTTAGATCTACGTTGGCATAATACCTGTAATCTAGCCTGTGTGTACTGTGGGCCTGTCTATAGTTCTACATGGGCAGATGAGCTAAAACAATATCACAGGATTGAAAGAGATAACCGCAACAATCTCATGGACTATGTACTTGAAAACATAACGTCCTTGAGAAAATTATATCTAGCAGGTGGCGAACCTTTGATGATAAAGGAGAACGAAGTTCTCCTTAGAGAGCTGTTGGAAAAAAATCCCGCATGTAGTGTACTGATTAACACCAATCTTAGTCAAATCAAAAACAACAAAATATTTGAATTAGCTACTCAAATGCCCAACTGCCACTGGCTGGTTAGTGTGGAGGCCATGGGCAATATGTACGAATACATCAGATATCCTGGCAACTGGGCACAGTTCAATGAGAACTTAATGTTTCTAAAATCCACTGTTGGTATCAAACAAGTTGGTTTCAACATGGTAGCAATGAATCTAAATTGCTTTGAAATCTGGGAGACTGTGGACTATCTCATTGACAACGGTTTTGATCCAGCAACTACTGTTTTGGCATTGTACAATAATGGGCAAGTTCCGGGGTTGTTTGACATGAAAAATCTTGCACCCGAACTAATTAGAGACACGCTCAAACGAATGAACAAAAATATCTATAAAACTCTCACAGGATGGCAAAACATCCACGATTATCTTGTTAATAACCAAAATTCAGAGTATTGGTCACTGGGGAAAAGGGCTCTAGCAAGGCATCTTGGACAAATAGATCATCGTAGAAATATTGACAGCACACCGGTGTTTCCAGTATTATATAACTTCATTAACAACGAATCATTGACATGAACAACGAACAAAGAGAAACCATCGAACGAATCAAACAACATGCCGACAGAAAAATCTGGGTTACATTCCGCAAGGAAGGAATTCACAAATACCCTGCAGCAGCAACTGATCCAGCGTTGGCGACAGGTGACGAGTATGACGTTAGTTTTCTTGGCGTGCCCCATCGTCATATTTTCCATTTCCGAGTATGGATCGATGTGTTCCACAATGATCGAGACATTGAATTCATTCAATTCAAACGCTGGCTGGAGAACCTATATGCCTCCAACACTTTGCAGTTAAACTTTAAATCTTGCGAAATGATTGCAGATGATCTGTATCTACAAATTGCCGATCGCTACCCCGGTCGTGCAGTGTGGATTGAGGTCGCCGAAGATGGTGAAAACGGCGCACTCATTAAATATGAAACTCACCGTCCTGTTCAATCTATCTCTATCTAATAGGAAACCATAATGGCTAAGCCGCAAATCAAATCTAATCCCCGTGTCAACGAAATTTTTGATGACCTTGACAAGTTCTTGGGATTTTGTCAAGACTATGGATATCGTTACAACGAGTCCGATCTTCATAACTTTAAGAGTTATGCTTGGCAACAATACACCAAGTTCTCACAAGGCAAAAATGCCAAAAACATGTGGGATGAGGATCTGCGTCGATTGGTTCGATGAAAAAATTCCATCAGACAACGGTGCTAAACCATTTTGCCGAATTTGCTAATCCTAATCGGCAAAATGGCATTATGACATGGAATCGTACGCCCGGTGGACTTTGGTTAATGTACGAAATTTGTAAAACTTTTAATCCAAAGTCTATTCTTGAAATTGGCTTCGGCACAGGGTTGACTCTTGGACTAATGATCGAAGCATGCGATTCCGATACATCCATTACAACTGTTGACATTGACTTTCAACACCGGCCAACAGTTCAACGACTGTTTGCAAACTCTTTAGAAAACGTCAAGTTTGTTGAAACTGACAGTCGAGCTCTTGAACTAAGTTCAACTTTTGATCTTGTTCTAGTAGACGGTAACCATTCTTACGAATATGTTACGTCGGACCTCAACACAGCTCTAGCAGCAGCACATGACCAAAGCATAATTTGTGTAGATGATTTTCCAACCAAAGACGTCGGTCGAGCAATCAGTGATATAATGCAAAACACCGGTTGGAAACCTTTTATAGCTGGATTTAGAGAAATATTTTTTTACAAAAGTAGAAACGATATTGATTCTGCAGTACAATCTATCTTCAATAAGGTGCCAATCAAACAAGTGTTTGGAGAGCTGCAATTGTTCGGACACAGCGTAGTGGTATGCAATATGGATTTACTGAACCTTGACTTTTTTACAAAACAAGTTACACTATTAGACTTGTAATCAATCTAAATATCTATTATGAGCGCAGCAAGAGAACCAGACCAAGCAGACTTTGATTTAGAACGTTTCATTGACATGTTTGATGAAGCTCTGACCAGCAAGGACCCACGTGTAATTGATGCATTACGCAGTCTCATGATGATAGTGACTTTGACTCGTCCTGAGTCTAGGAATCATTCAATTGATCGTGACCGAGGACCGTTGAGAAGATTGTTCGAGGACATGAATCATCTAAATAGTCGACTGCACCGCATGGAAGATGAGGTTCGACATCTTAGAGATCGAGACCGAGAATCTGTAGAAGGATACAAAAAAGCCTATCAAGCTGACTATCCTTACGAAAAGTATAGACTACAGGCAGCGAAGCAAATGGCCCAACAAGTTGATCAAGATTTGCTTAATCAACTAAAACAACAGGCCGTAGAAAAGTTTGGCCGTGTTCCAACAAAAGGACTTTTAGACAAATGAGAAAACTATTCTACATGGGCTTGGAAAGTTACGAAGCCCGATACACACTACAACTCACTGAGTGGAACCGCCGTGTGTTTGAACGCCGCGGCCTAGACGTTGTCTATGTGCCCGGCAACACCATTGACAACACACAAGCTATTTCGGTAGGGCAAGTGCTGGACGCACATGGCCGCAGTTACTTTGCCATGAGCCAAATGATGAACTTGGTTCAGCTCATGAAAAACGGCGAAGTCACCGGGGACGATGTGATCTATTTTGAAGACATGTTCCAACCTGGCTTTGAAAGTCTGGGCTACATCATGAACCAGATTCCTCGCGAACAGTGCCCACGCATTTTTGTTCGCTGTCTAGCACAGGCCATTGATCCCGATGACTTTGTGCATGTTTGGGGTATGGCTCGTTGGATGAACTTGTATGAACAAATGGTCAATGAAATGGTGGCTTTCTCGGGGGGTGCAGTATTGGCTACTAACGAGGAGATGGTCGCGCACATGCGAATTGCTGGATGGACTGCTCCGATCTACAACATTTCTGGGCTTGCGTTCGGCAAGGATGAAGTTCTCGAACGCATCGGCGGCAAAGAAAACATCCGGCCGTTTGATTCGCGTCCCCGGAGGGTGGGTTTTGCAGCAAGATTCGACCAAGAAAAGCAACCTGGCTTCTTCATGGACCTCATTGAAATGTATGGTGAACTTACCACGGAACCGTGTGAATTTGCAATTTACAGTGGCGGACCTTTGCGATCCAACAATCCAGCGTATATTGAACGTGCCCGCCGTATGGAGGCAGAGGGGAAAATCAAGATTTATGATAACTTGAAGAAGGATGAGTATTATGCTCTCGTTAATGATACTCGTGTGCTCTTTAATTGTGCTTTGCAAGACTGGGTTTCCAACACCGTCAGTGAAGCAGACACTTTGGGCTGTAATGTGCTTTACCCTGCTTATCGCAGTTTCCCTGAAACCTTTGCAAACGAT